CAGACTGAGTACTCACCTCTTTCACCAGTCGCCAGTAGCTCTTATTGCTCACACCCTCGTGTTTCCCTTCGAGGATATTGAAGCTTTGACAGCGTGCCTGATCCTTCACGCGCCACAGGTTTTGCGTCGCCGTACCGCCATCATCTGCCAGGAAATAACACTTCCAGCCTGTCACAACACCCGATGCGGAGTATTGCTCTTCCACGTGCACAATTTTCGAGCCTGCGCCCGAAAGATATATATTTCCTCCTGCATAGGATAACTTACGAATCTCGAGCTCGTGGAAGATCGCCTTACACCACACCTCCAGCTCGCTCAGCGACAGGCGATAGCCGCCGCCCTTCGTGCGCAACAGCCCGAAGCCCTGCTGCGTATCCTCCTCGTAGTTAGCTGAACGCACAAAGCCGGTCTCGATGCCGCCCTGTGCCTTCAGTTCCTTCAGCATTGTCACCACGTCGGCAAAGAGGGCTGCTGCCTTGAAGTTCACGTCTTGCTCGAAACCTACCTTTCCCTTAAATGTCTCGTCCTGATCCTTGCGTGCGAAGTGATCGAGCGCCTCTGCCGAGAGGTCCACCTCTCCAGCCTTCGTGGCATAACCTGCAGTGCCGGCATGTCCAGCCTGCTCTGCATACTGTGCGCTGCCTGCCTCCTTAGCCTTGTCTGCCTCAGACGCGCGCCCCGCCTTGCTGGCATATTCGGCTTCTGTCGCAATACCTTGCAGGCGGGTCACCCTGGTTGTACTGCCGCCCGACGCGCCCGTGTTCTTGGGCTTGGTGTATATCTTCGTTTTAATCATATTCTAACACGATTTGAATGTTGTTCTAAACTTTTTCTAAAGCAATAAGCCTCTTTTTACTTTTTTACCTTTAAAAGCAAGAAGGCCCTTTTTACCTTTTTACTTTTTTACCTTTTTACCTTTAATCGGTCTCTTTCATTGTCACCTGCGCGGTGCCTTCTGTCAGATTACGACTGATACCCTGCACGGCGAAGGTCTTGCCGATGGCAGGATGCCGGTAGAGGTTGAAAAGCGACACCGTACTGCCTTCGTCCATAAAGTTCTGTTCCATCAGCACCTTCGGCTCGTGCCATTCCTCCCAGTAGTCGTTCACGTAGTGCTGTTCTGGCTTCGCCTGTTCCTGTGTCCACCTGTTGTATATCGAGAGCAGCGGTGTCGAAGTAGCCGTACATAGCGGAGAAGAGAGGAATACACTGTTGCCCACGCCCAGTTTTTTGCAGTCCGCGGCTGTCAGCGCGGTCGTGATCTTGAACTCCAGGTCGTCCTTCTTGTTGACGAAGGTCTCCTGCGTGTCGCTCATATACACGATGTCGCTGTCGCCTGCAGGCGTCTCTGCCTTGCCGTTGTCGCTCACCACCTTCACCTCAAACTTCTCCACCATGATCGACGAGGTGTGCGCCAGGAGTGGCACACTGCGTGTTGACCACTTCGTGTGCCGCCAGAACGAGGGGTGCCGTCTCACGATCTCCTCCCATGTGATGTTCACTGGCCCGAGGATGATGAATTTCACCTGTCCGCTCACCTTGTCCTCATACCTCACAGGGATGGCAGTGCCTTCTGCGTCTATGCCGTCGTAATACCACACGTTGTTCTGCACATCGAACACCGTACCCACCATCTTGTCGCCTATCTTCGGGTCTACACCGATGGTAAAGCTCTGTGCGTAGTATTCGTCATCGCCACTACACTCAGCCCTGGTCTTGTACTTCTGCCACACGTAGTCCTGCTTCTCGCCGTTGCCAGTACCCGCTGTGTCCGTGCCGAGCTTCTTGCCCGGAGCCTTCTCCACCACGCACTTGTCGCCCACGATGAGCATACACGCCAGGATGGGCACCTTCGACAGCTTGTCTGTGCGGTCGCCATACGCACTGTACTGATACTCGTACTCCTGCGGACCTTCTGCCGTGTAGGGTATGAAGCCTGGGTTTCCCTCTATGTCGGGGCCCTTGTTCCAGGCACTGCCCGTTATCGCTGCCACCTCCTCGTGCCAGTGCTTGCGGGTGTAGTATCTGCCGTCGCTGTTGTTGCGGCTCGGCACCGTCTTGTGCCAATAATAGGGAAACATCTGCGGATGTTCCTGCTCGTACAGGAATCTGTTGTAGAGTGTCGTACAGTAGTCCGTCATCTTCATCAGCGGGTTCAGTACCATCTTGCCCGATATCACTATATAGTTAGTCACCATCGGGTCGGCTGGCGACAGCACACCGCCCGCCACGTTGCCCGTATATTCCGCGCAGGGTATGGCGTTCTTGATGTCGTCTGCCGACGGCCGGTACTCACCCTCCGTGTCCTTGCCGTTGCCGTTGGTCGTTATCACCATGTAGTCGGTCATGCTGATGCTTGCCGTGGGCGAGTTGTCCGAGCCGTCGCCTCTCTTCTGCACCTTACCCGTGCTCACTATCAACGCCGCACACATCATCTTGCCCAGCATGTCTATCAGCTGCGTCTGGTCTGTTCCGCTTGTCAGCTCCAGCATGTTCCTGCCGTCGGGCGCATAGAAGGTCCATCGGGGATGATTCTTCACCAGCGCGAACCAGTCGGTCACCTTCGCACCGTCGTAGGTCGTCTTACCCTCGTTCGTCACCATATCCACGATACCGTCATACGCAGCCCATCCCTCGCCATCGGCACTATACTCCGTCAGCAGCAGCTGGCGCTTGCCGTACACACTCTCCAAGGAGTCACTGTCCAGCGGGTCGTCCACCAGTTCCTCTGTCTTCGTCACGCTCGCCGTCAGCAGCAGCTGGTTGTAGGTCTCGCCGATGCTTATCTGTGTGTCGCAGTCTGCCACGATGGCCGTCTCCACCGTCACCTTCTTCGGCATGGTCCGTATATTTTTCAGGCTACCATCTATGTTGTGCCATATCGTAGCCTTACCAGCCCTTATCGTCTCCCAGCTGAAGATATACATCCTCCAGCCGTCCTGCACGATATGCAGGTTGAGATAGCGCAGCACCTCGCTCAGCACATCCTCCTGTGTCCACACGTCGTCCTCCTCGTCGCCAAGAAAGAGCAGCTCGCTGATGCTTAGGTCGTTCAGGATGGAGTAGTGGCGGGCGTTGGTAGCGTCGATAGCCTTCGACCCGTCGTACAGCACGGCCGTCTTTCTGCCGCCCGATATATCCAGGTTCTCCGTCACCCCCGTCAGTATCTCGCTCACGATGTCATGGAAGCTGCGCTGGCTGGCCTGCAGCTTCACGCTCTCATACGACGAGCCTGCGGTGCCCACGTTCCGATAGGTGCTGTATTGTAGTGCACCCAGTGCGTCCACACACGTCAGCTCCACCTCGTCCCACACCTCATTGTAGCCTTGCGAGAATGCCTGAGGCTCCAGGTAGCCTGCGAATACACAGCGTCCACCCTCGTAGATGTTCACCACCGCGTCACGGCACGACGAGCAGAAGAAGTCTGCCACATAGTTGCGGCACAGCAGCCTCACGCTCGCCTGACTCATCAGCAGCACGTCGAAGCTGTCGTTCACCTGTGTGCTCGTCTCCACAGGGTCCTCGCTCCAGCTAATGTCGCTTCCCTCGCCACCTATCTCTACCTCCTTCGTGCGGTCGCCGTGGGTCAGTATCTCCACCTTCACCTCCACGTCTCTCTCGTTGCAGTAACTTCCGTGTATATACATATCTATTTTTTTTACTTTTTTACCTTTTTACCTTTAATCCATCAGATCTTGATGTTCGACCGACGGCGCATCTGGCGGGTCTCGTTGGCTGTCACCAGTACGATGTCCCTGCCTCTTATCTTGCCCACCACGCTGCCGGCCTTCACGCCTCCTGCGCCTCCTGCCATCAGTCCCGTCAGCACGTCCGTGTTCACCGTCGGCTGCATCCTGCCGTTGGCGATGGCGAAGAGTTGTGCCTGCTGGGCTGCGTTCAGTATCATCTCGCCAGAGTTCACACGGGCCAGTACTCGGTCGCCGCTCTTGCTGTTGCCGCCCACGATACCACCCGTGGCAAACTGACTGATCGTGGCCACCATACTCACGAGTTGTGCTGTGCCCGATATACCGAAAGCAAGCCATGTTATCCAGCTCTGCTTCGCCGCATCCGTCATCGCTGTGGCCAACGACAGAGCAAGCTGTCCGATGGCTGCCATCACTAACCCCGCCTTTGCTGCTGCCGAGTCGCTGCCCAACTGCTGCATGGCGCCACCCAGAGCCTGACAGGCAGTGCCGGCTGCAGAAAAGCCCTGTGCCGTTGGGTTGGCTATGCCCTGGATATCTGTCATCGCCTTCCTTACGCTCTCAAAGTTGCCCAGGTCAACATTGCCCAGACCTTTGATCTTGTCGAAGTCCTCCATCTTCTGCGTCAGCTTCTCCAAGCGCTTAGGGTCGGCCTGTACCTGCAGAGGGTGCTCCTTCAGATACTTCTGCATGTCGTCGAATGACTCCTGCAGCTGCTCTGCCATGGGCTTGATGGCTTTCTTCACCTCTATGGGTGGAGGAACCTCCACACCTATGCGTACCTTCAGGAAGTAGAGGTCGCGCTGCAGCGCCTCCATCTCGTTGTTCAGCGACTTGGCGGCTGCCTCATTGGCTGTGGCGCTGAGCTGTCTCTTTTTCTCGTCAATGGCCTTTGTATACCAGTCGATACTTCCCTTCAGTGGGTCGTCTTTCTTGTCGGTCACGGACGGGGTATGGTTGGTAGTTCCGCCACCTCCGGCTCTGCCGCCTGTGCCGGACGGAGGTGTCGCACTGTATCCCTCTGTATGTACGTATGATGCCGACTTGTCCACCATTGCCTGCATGCGCTTGCGGATTGCCTGTTCTCTACGCCGTAACCTGTTGTATGTTGCCTGTGCTTTTTCGAGCTCGCTCGACCCAACCTCCTCGCGGTACTCTATGTCGACATCGGGCGCATTGGGGTCGGATCCCGATACGTGTGTGATGGTATTAACCTTTCGTTTGGTGCTGTAGGTTCTTGTCTTTCCGTTCTCGTCTTTCAGGATGTCGTGTTGCTGCTGCCGCAGATTCGCAGCCTTGTTGGCAAGATTACGCAGGGTTATCTCGTTGATCATCTGGTCGCAGTACATCTTCGAGTTCTTGGTCAGAGCGGTGTACCATTGTGCGACGGTGGAGTAATAACCCATTGCTTCGCCATACTTGGTGTTCATTTCGCCAACGAGTTTCTTTTCCTCTTCCTTGCTGCCTTTGAAATTCTTTAGTTTAAGAATATTCAGGTCCATCTCACTGCGCACTCCTGCAATCTCTTGCGCCGTCTGTTGGTGCGCCTGCTTGGCACGCTGCTCTGCCTCTGTCAGATCATCCACCTTGTCTGCCGCTTCGTCACTGCTGCTGGTCAGCTGTCCGACGGCTTCCACCAGTAGCCATATTGCGGCACCTACACCAGTAGAAATCAGCAGACCTTTGACCGCTGTACTCAGAGCCCTCGTTGCCACAGCTGCAGTGGTAGCCCCAACCGCTTCTCCAGTAAAGGCAGCCTGTAATACTCTCGATACTGCCACCGCAGCCACTTTGGCCTTACTGGCGGCAGTTGTGGCAACTGACACAAGATTGGTAGTAACAGCAAGCGATTTCATCGAAACCATAAGTTGCGTTGTCGCCGACAGCGTTATCAGAGCCTGCGAAGTAAAATTGATAAATGGCTGCGCATTGCCTATACAGGCTTGCACTATATCCCTGAACTTACCTAATTTATTGTTTAGCATCTGCAGCGTTGCCGCTCCCGTGCTCGACATAATCCCGAAAGCATTATCGATGGTACCAGCACTATTTTTCATATCTGCTACATTCTCCCTGAACTTCTCCGCCAGCTTGCCTGTCAGTGGCGTCAGGGCGCGCAGGCTCTCTGCGCTACCGAACAGCTTTCCATACACCTCCTGCTCCAGCACGCCGCTCGCTGCAGAATACTGCTTCACGCTCTTGTCGAGAAATACCAGAAACTGCTCCATGCCGCCAGCAGCCTTGATGGCGGCTGCATCAAACTGAATACCCATCTGCTGAGCCATCTCTGCAGCCTCGCTCGATGGCTTGATCAGGGCGGTGAATATAGCCGCCAGCTGGGTACTCACCTCGGCAGTATTACCACTCACGCCCGTCAGCGTGCTGAAGGTCGCCATCAGCTCGTCCACACTCACGCCAAGGGTGGCAGCCTGAGAGGTAACGCGTGGCAGGGCTTGTGCCAACTGCTCAAACGAGGTAACACCATTCTTGGCGGTAAGCTGTATCTTATCCTGGATAGATTCAGCATCCTTCCAGTCTAATCCGTAGTTCTTGATAATGGTAGAGGTAACCTTTACTGTCTCACTGAGGTCAGCAAGACCACCCACAGAAGCACGAGCCGATTTGTTAAGGAATTCTATCCAGTTATCCTCCGGCACGCCGTTTGATACAACCTGATACAATCCGTTTGCAAGTTCATCACGCGCAATAGGTATTTTCTCTGCCAGTTCTGAAACCTGATCCTTTAAATTTGCAAACTCCTGACCACTCTTTCCGGCCATGGTATTAGCTGCAGCCATTGCGCCCCCAAAGCTCCGGCTTTCCTCTGTGACATTATTAAGATAACCGGACAACTGAGCAAAACCATCAGAAACACTTCGTATCATCTCATTAATCTGGTTGTATTTAATGAGCGAATCTCTAAGCTTATCCGATTCTGTCTTTGCATTCCCGATGGCTTTCTGCAACTCACCTACGTCCATGGTTACCTTTTTAACGACATCCTTGCCGTCAACTCTAAGATTTAATTTAAAAGTAACCTCTTTTGCCATAATAATTTTATTAAAACATTTGGATTATTCGATTCTTTTTACTATATTTGCAGCGTGTTTATAGTATACCCGAAGATTATGAAGAAGAGCAAAAATAAAAAGAGTTCCTGGGGTATTCCTTGGGGCTGGATTACATTTCTTAATGTAGTCATCGGTATTGTTGCGTGCAACGAATACTTCACTCAGGGTCCATCAGCCGCTTCTGTATGGGGAGACATCACGGTCTGCTCGATGCTGTCTTTGTGTATAACAATGCCTATATGGTTTATCAGACTTATACACAGACTTTGCAAAAAACTTGATGGACCATCAGGCCCTACACCATGGTGGTATGGCGGTCTATAGCCCCGCCCGCTTCTTTGCTGCCCGATACCGCTCCATGATTTCCTCACGGCTCTGATCATTTTGCCGGCTCCGGCAAGATGATGCCTTCTGTTCTTCACTTTCCCATGGAAACTTCATGAAGTCCTGCGCCCTCAGCTGCTTCTTCGAGTAGGGCTGCAGAGAGCACAGGCACTGCATCCGCATACGCTCCCACCTGCCACGCTCCAGGTCCGTCTCCCGCTGCCACCATGCGTCGTAGGCCGCATAAAACTCAGAAGGGGTGCATCGGCAGAAGTCATCCTTGCTCATACCCATACACCCCATCGCCACGCCCTGCAGATGCTCCACATCCGTGGGCTCATATTCGCAGCCATCAGCCGACGAAGCTTCGCCGGCTATTTTTTTTTATCTTCACCCGTCTGTGCCATCGCCTCGTTCCAGGCGTTCAGGTCGTCGGGAGTAATCTGGCAGCAGAACGTCTCAAAGTCTGTGTCGAAGTCCACTCCGTCGGCCTTGCAGGCACACTTCACGCAGCACCACATAAACATCAGAAGCTCCTCGATGTCGCCAGTGCTCATCTGGCTCACGTCCTTCTGCATGTTGCGCTTATACAGCAGAAGGGCGCCCATTGTCAGGCGACAGGGCAGTTCCCTGCCGCCCACGGTAACACATAATATACCTTTGTTCATAACTCTTAGTCTACTACGTTCTGATTATCCTCGTCGGCAGAGAGGCTCTTTGTGGCCGTCTCCTGCAGACCTGTTGTCTGTTTCTCCACCTTGCCGCAGTTCTCCAACTGGATGGAGTACTTCGAGTCGTCGCCTGCCTGGGCGTCAAGATCCAGCGAGGTGATGATAAACTTACCCTTGTAGCCACCGGCTGTCTTGCCCGAACGGCTGCCTGCCTCGCGCACGTTGTATGCCACGTCCACAGGGGTACCGCTTATCTGCATGTCCTTCAGCTGGTCGTAGGTAGGAGCGTCCGAGGTGCCGTCGGTGCACACCACGCCGTCCGCGCTGATGCTCTCCGAGTAGCTCTTCACGTACTTCTCCTTCCACTTGCCGCTCGCGGCCTCCTTGGTCACTCGCTCGCCGGTCTCCGTCTGCGTCGTTATCTTACAGCCGGTACTGAAGGCAAGCGCACCGCCACCCACCGACAGGATAAGGTCGGTTCCGTCTAATATATGTTCCATGTTCTATTCTCTTTTTTTGATGATTACTGATAAATAAACTATTAGGATCAATCCGATAACTGCACACGTCCACATCGTCCAGTCGCGTTCGGGAGGCTTCTTCTCTTCCTTCCTGTCCACACTGTTATAATGGCTTTCTGATGCCGTTCTGTTGATCTTCGAAGAAGTGCTCACCGAGGTGCTGCCCGCGGATTGCTCACCCTCTGCGTGGGTCTGTCCTTTCGACTGGCCGCGACCCTCGATGCGGTAGCCGCCGCCCTCCAAAGGCATGATGAGCCACGCCTGCTGCCACTCCTCGTCAGCTGTCACGCTTGCCCTCGTCAGGCTCGTCGTCAGAGTCGTGTCGCGGCTTGCGCTGCTGTCGCTGCTTGCGCTGTTTGCCAGCTGCGTCTGCTGCGTCTGCGTCAGCTCCGTCTTCTTGGTTCTGCAGCTCGCCGCTGACAGGACAAGAAGCACGATGAGGACACAGCTGTATAGCCTCGATAGCACGTGTGAGACGGTTGAGCGCGTAGCGGGTGCGAGCGTTCTCCTTGTTGAGTTCCTCGATAGCTTTTGCATTGTCTTCTGCTGCATCGTTCAGTTCTTTTTGCTTGGCCAGGAGCTCCTTGCTCACGTCGCCATACATCTCCTTGAAGGTGTCATGTATGCGCTTCGCCTGCTCGGCCTCCTTCACCTTTCGGTTGGCTATCCAGGCGATGGCAGCACCTATGCCGCCGCTCGGGATAGCCCACTGCAGGATGTTCATAATCATGTCTGTCATCGCCTTTCTAACCGTTTAAATTTAATGTTAAGTGTATATGATGAAGATTTGAAGCAAGAAGGCTCTTTTTACCTTTTTACCTTTTTACTTTTTTACCTTTAAGAAGCCTTATAGCCGCTGTAGATCACACCACCGGCATCCTCCTTCTTAGGCATACAGAGGAAGTAGTGTCGGTAAGATACCAGGTTGCGCTGGTACAGAGGATCGTTCTCCGCAGGGTTGAAATACATCTTCGTAGTACCTGTAGCCTTGAACACACGGGGCACATAGAAAGCGAACGAGCACTGGAACTCGCCAGTCTTAGGTGTTGCGCCCACTGCATTCTTCACACCTGCGGTACTGTAAGTAGGACAAGCGCCATACTCGTAGATATCGAAGCCATAGAGGCGACCTACGGTGCCGTCGTTGCGGTTGATGTTATACTGCTCCTTAAACGCCTGATCGGTCTCCAAGAGATCGTTCACGTGGTCAGTACAGAGCACAAGGCGGCGGTCAGTCACTGGCACACCCAGTGCGTCGAGCTTACGCTTGAGGGCAATAATGTCATCGACACAGAGCTTGATACGCTTGGTAGCAGCATCCACCGCGCCAGTAGTCACGAGCACAGGGGTCTTGTCAGTGTTCTTCGTAGGACAGAGCGCATGAGCAGCCTTGGCGTACTTGGAATCATTCAGGGCATTGGCGCAGCTTTCCTTCACGCGTGCCATCTTGTCGTAACTCAGAGCATACAACTCATCGTCAGTCACCGCCACAGGTTTCGTCTGGAACTTATCGAGCGAGAAGGTCTTGTCGCCGTCCTCTAACTCCTGAACGTCCAATGGGTATGTGGTGTTATTGATGAGTACCTGCGGATCTGCACCCACATCCACGAGGTGGATTACATCGTTATTGACGACAGAACTCTGGTCTGATACACCGACAAGCCAAGAGGCATCAAGTCGCTCACGCAGAGCCTTGATCAGCTCGCCCGTCCACACTTCCTTCAGCACACCGTCGTAGGCAGCATCCTCAGGCATGAAGCCCGGCACTGCGATAGCGATGAGACAGACCACAATAGCACCGCCAATGGCGCTGCAGCCCAACAGCGTTGCGATAACTCCACCCATAATGGCATTGAAGAGCAATGCCGTCATGATCTTGATAATTGTTTTCTTTTTCATTGTTCTGAATCTTTTCTTTTTTTTACCTTTTTACTCTTTTACCTTTTTACCTTTAGGCGGGTTCAAATCCATACTCTGCCTTATAGAGTCGCACGAATTCGTCGTGATGGTTGTCGTGCAGATCCATCATCACGTTGGCAGGCACGGCACTCAACTTCTCATACTTGGAGTAGTCTTGTGGTTCTGCCACGATATTGCCTTTGTCGGTTCGGTGCAGGGTAGCCGTAATCTTACCTTGTGGCTGCATGGCAGACAGAGTGATATTCAACTGATCCAAGCCCAACTTTTTACCCAATTCCACGAAGTGATCCTTCATGCCTGCAGCAAGACGTTTCTCGGTAATGGCAGTTTCTACCGCACGTGTGATAGCAGCCAACTCCACCGCCTGCTGCTGTGCCTGGAGCGTCTTCACCTGAGTCTCCAAGGCGGTTACCTTACCTGCCGCGAGACTGAGGCTCACGAGCTTCTGATTCACTTCTTCTTCTGTTGCGGTCTCCTTCAGACCCAACTTGATCGCTAAATCTTTTAATTCCATTTCTTTCTTTTTTAATGGGGTTTTACTTACATTATCTAATAGAGGAAGAACACCATCGATGGAGTCCTGTCCTGCTGAAAGTGAGATTGTCTTACCTTCATGCGTGAGCACGATAGCGTCATCATTGCCGCCAATATCCACCACACTCACCTCGATGAGCTTAGATTTCGTCACCGTAGGTCTCTGCTGACCCTCTGCGAGCAACTGCTTGTCGTCGCTCATTTCTAAGATCTGAAAGTTAGCGCTCACCATTTTCACGCTGCCGAACTCCCACTGCTTCTTCAGCTGTCGCGACAGGTCCGTAGCCTCGTCAAACACCAGCTCACCCGTCACGTCCTGACCTTCCACCTTCAGATCCTTCACCATGCCGATCACCTTGCCGCGCTCGTGCATGTAGAGCAGCACCGGGTTGCGCTGATACTGCGCCAGGTCGATGCCTGATGTAAGGATTCGAGTGCCGTAGCAGTTCACGCTCTCATTACTGATTCTTACTCGTTTACCTTTGCTCATATCTTATTAATCTTTTTACTTTTTTACCTTCAAAAAGCAAGCAGGCTCTTTTTACCTTTTTACTTTTTTACCCTTTTACCTTTAAAAGCAAGCAGGCTCTTTTTACCTTTTTACTTTTTTACCTTTTTACCTTTAAAAGCCTTTAAAAGTTTTTTCGACTGCAATATTACTAACTTTTCGCATAACCTCCAAAAAAGTATGAAATGCTTGCACACTTCTGTGAAGCCGCTGCACACTATTTTTGTGGATTGCCCAAAAAGTCGCAATTTTGCAATACCAAACCCGCGGGGCGCCAGTCGCCTCCGTGGTTTTCTATTCACATTATAACAGCATTCGAATATGACAAAAGCAGAATTAGAACGTAAGAAGAACCTCGCCCGAACCCTCTATATGGCGGGTAAGGAACAGGCAGAGATAGCCGAACAGATTGAGGTATCCAGAGTGACAATCTCCAAGTGGGCCAACACGGAGGGATGGAAAGAGCAGCGGGCCGCCAAGAACGTCACGCGACCGGAGCTGGTCAACAAGCTCCTCCTTACCATCGACACCCTCATCAGTCAGGTGAACGAATCCGGCGACCCGGACAAGATTTCCGGACTGGGCGACCGATTGGCCAAACTCTCGTCCGTCATCCAGAAACTCGACAAGAAAGCCAATGTGGTGGATGCCATCGAGGTGTTCATGGCATTCTCGAAGTGGATGCAGTTCCGTGCACAGACCGACCCGAACATCACACCCGAACTCCTCAAGACATTCAACTATTACCAGGATCTCTTCATCTCCGACAAGATGAACAATGGCTTCAGTTGTGAACTCTAATACATAATAATAAAAGCAAAGAAGGATGGCAACGCAAACTGAAAAGAAACAGGCCATCGAGGCGTGGCGCGAACACTGCAAACAGATAGCAGCCCTCACCGACACCTCGCTCATGGCTCCCGAAAGCAAGACGGAACGTAATAAACGTATTGCTTCCCTGCAGAGGGACTATGCTGCCTTCTGCGAATATTATTTTCCTCACTTCCTGCAGCTCAAGGACAAGACCACAGGCAAGGTACTGCGCACCATTCACAATGCGCCGTTCCACAACCAGGCAGCCCGCAAGGTGAAGTCAACGCCCAATCTGAAGGCGGTATTCATGTGGCCCCGTGGTCATGCCAAGAGTACCCACTTAGATGTATTCCTGCCCCTGTGGCTCATGTTCCAGCCCCTCAGGCTCATCAACTTCATGGTCATCGTGGGTAAGAGCGAAGACGCTGCCTGCCGACTCCTGGGCGATATCCAGGCAGAGTTGGAATACAACGACCGACTCAAAGCGGATTTCGGAGAACAGAAACCCTCTGGCGGCGACTGGACCGATGGTGAGTTCAAAGCACAGTGCGGGGTCAAGTTCCTCGCCTGTGGCCGTGGTCAGAGTCCTCGTGGTCTGCGCGACCGTGAGGCACGTCCCGACTATATCGTCATCGACGACCTTGATGATGATGAACTCTGTAAGAACGAGAAGCGTGTGCGTGAACTCACCTCGTGGGTCAAGTCGGCCCTCTTCGGTTCCTTAGATGTGGGCCGTGGCCGCTTCATCATGGTGGGCAACCTCATCTCCAAGAACTCCGTACTCTTCAACATTGCCCACACCAAGGGCGTGTTTCTCTCCAAGGTGTATGCCGTGGATAAGAACGGAGACCCGACATGGCAGGAGAAATGGACCCGTGAGGAAGTGGACGCTTATCGTGAATTCGTAGGCTACCGTGACTGGAATAAGGAGATGATGCACAACCCTATCAAGGATGGCACCATCTTCCGACATGAATGGATCAAGTACAAGCGTATGCCGAAGCTCTCGAAGTATGATGCCCTGGTCTGCTATACCGACCCGTCCTGGAAGTCCACCACCGAGAACGACTACAAGGCGAGCCGCCTCTGGGGAAGTATCGGTAAGGAACTGCACCTGATAGACTGCTTCGTGCGCCAGGACACCACGGGTGCCATGGTGAGATGGCTCTACAACCTCTACGAGCGAAGCTTGGAAGAGGGAGCAAGCATCCAGTTTTACCTGGAGGCAAACCTGATGCAGGACACCGCCCTCGATGAGTTTGCTGCCGAGGGCGACCTGCGCGGCTACCAACTGCCCATCACGGCAGACAACCGTAAGAAGCCCGACAAACTGCAGCGTATCGAGTCCGTGGCTCCTCTCTGGGAGCGTGGTGTGGTATTCTACAACGAGGCACTCAAAGACTCCGAGGATATGCAGGTAGGCATCGACCAGACGCTCTCGCTCGAACACGGCAGCCGTGCGCACGACGATGCGCCCGATGCCGACGAGGGCGCCATCTATATCCTCCAGAAGCAGGGCAGAGTGGCTGCCTTTGTTCCGAGAATAGTCAAGCGCATGGCTCCCAAGAATTCATGGTAGCAGTTTTTAATTTCTCATTTAACATTGAAAAAACTATGAGTTTCATCACACAGGAAGACTTTAAGGTCGTGAGCAGCGAAGCTTCGCTCAAGGCCATCACGGGTGCCGACCCGGACAACATCAGCAACGCCATTGCAGAGGCACAGGAGGAGGTGGCAGGGTATCTGCGCCCCAAGTACGACACCGACCGCATCTTTGCCACCGAAGGCAACGAGCGCAACCGCCAGCTCGTCATGTACACCGCCGACATCGCGCTCTACAACATGACTGCATCACTCCCCAACCGCATGGGCTACGAGACCCGCAAGGAGCGCTACGAGCGGGCCGTCAAGTGGCTCGAAGGGGTACAGGCGGGCAAGATAGTACCCGACCTGCCCGTCGCCACCGATGAGGCGGGCAACGATATCTCGCAGGGCGGGGTCCTGGCATACGGCAACGGCCCCGACAACCACAGCTGGTAAAATTTCTAATTTCTCATTTCTAATTTCTCATTATGAATATAAATAGAACAAAAGACCGCATAGAGGATGCCTGGAGAGCATTTCTCGGCAAACCTCAGCTTTGGAGAACCAAATATGGCGATATCGAACTGGTAGGCAAGAACAACCGCCGACAGGTGGAAAGTATCATCGCCAAACTGCAGCGCACCACCGAGGCGCTCACCAAGGGCGACATCAAGAAGTGGCGACGTGCCTGGCAACTCGCCATCAGCGTGGAAAGCCCCAACCGTCAGGCACTCTATGACATCTATCGCGACACCGAGATAGATGCCCACCTCTCTGGCTGTATCGACCAGCGAAAGGGCTTCGTCATGGCGCGATCGTTCAAGATAGAGGATAAGAACGGGACACCGGCCGATGAACTCAATCACTTCCTTGAGCAGGAATGGTTCGTGGAGTTCTGCCGTCTTGTGCTTACGACACCTTACTGGGGGCACTCGCTCATCGAGTTGGGCGACCTCGGAACTGATGGCGACGGATGCTTGTCCTATAATGACGTGAAGTTGGTGGACCGCAAGTATGTCATCCCCGAGCACCACCGCGTCATCACCGACCTCGGACAGGACTGGACCACCGGTATCGACTACCATGAGCCGGAATGGATGGGCAACCTCATCGAAGTAGGCAGACCCGACGACCTCGGACTTTTCCTCAAAGCTTCGCTCCACTGCATACCTAAGAAAAACGTGTTGGCAGCATGGGACGTCTTCAGTGAGATCTTCGGTATGCCGCTGCGTGTTGCCACCACAGGGTCCAGAGACCAGAAGGAGGTGGACCGTATTAGCGACATGATGGAGCGCATGGGGCAGGCTGGCTATGCCGTACTGCCTACAGGTACGGAAATCCAAATCGTAGAAAGCGCCAAGAGCGACGCGTTTAACGTTTACGATAAGCGTGTGGATCGCGCCAACTCCGAAATCTCTAAACTTATCATCGGTCAGACCATGACTATCGAGGACGGTAGCAGCCTCTCGCAGAGCCAGACCCACCTGAAGGTATTCGAGAACCTCGTAGAGAGCGATGCCAAGTTGCTCGCCAACACCATCAACAACCAGCTTTTCCCTCGCATGATCAGCCATGGTTTCCCGCTCCAGGGTTATCACTTCGCCTGGGATGATAGTCCAAGTTATACCCCGGAGCAGCAGATGGAGTACGAGAAGATGATCTCCGACCGATACGAGGTGGACGGCAAGTACTTTGCCGATAAGTACAATATGCCAGTAGGTAACCGCATCCAGCAGCCTTCACTCTTCGGCAGCGAACCTGCAGACAAGAAGGAAGACCCGAAGGAAGACCCGAAAGACCAAAAGGATCTAAAGAATTTTTTCGACTAAGCCCCGAAGCTTACAAGGGGCTACACTTGAGATACAAGGAGATACTGAAGGGCATGGAAGTGCCCGACGCTATTCTGCTCATGGGTGAGAAACAATGGGAGGAGATTAAGTCGCGGCTCACTGGCAAGTTCAACAAGATGATGAAAGGCCTCTTCCGTCAAAAGGGAGCACAGCTCGACATCAATATCTTAGCAAGTGACGAGGCGCAGGAATTCATCACCACTCATGCGGGTGTCCTCGATGCAGGCTTCCAGAAGGTAGAGATGAGCGACAAGATGCGCGAGCGTCTTACCCGCTCCAATTATATCTTCTCGGGCATCAAGACGTTCCACGAGCTCAACGAGGCTTTCCCTTCCATGCTCGATGAGAATGGCAATAAAAAGCCGTTCGAACGCTTTTTGAACGATGTCCAGAAGATCAACGACACCTACAATGCCAACTATCTGCACGCTGAATACAATTTCGTACAGGCTTCAGCTACCATGGCTGCAAAGTGGGAACAGTTCAGCGAGGATGGCGACCGATATTATCTGCAGTACCGTACGGCCAAGGATGACAAGGTACGCCCGGAACACGCTGCCCTCGATGGGGTGACACTCCCAATGAGCGACTCTTTCTGGGAAACCTACTACCCGCCGAATGGATGGAACTGCCGCTGCACCGTGGTACAAGTTCGCAAACAGAAATATCCAGCTACAGAGCACTCCGATGCCATGAGTAGGGGCGAAGAAGCCATGAACGGCGAACGATACAATATCTTCCGCTTCAACAGTGGCAAGCAGGGCAAAACCATGCCCGATTATAATCCTTACACCATCAGGCGGTGTAATGACTGCGATGTGGCGAAGGGAAAACTGAAGCTTAGTTTCGTACCAGAAAACAACTTGTGTGCTTCATGTATCAAGACTCGCGAATGCTGGGCAAGGCGACAGGAAGATGCTCCCGAGACATTCTACGAATGTGAAACAAGGCGCGGCAAGGTTCGTGTAAGTTCTAAACACGGCAAGACCGAAAAGAAAGAAAATGTTCGTGTTGCAACATATCTTGCCGAAAAACACGAGCAAGAAATAGACCTTATCGCAAATCCCCAAAACGAAACTTCTGCAGATAGTTTTAACAGAACATTAGGAATAGAGCAGGAATACAAGGTTAACACCACACCTACAAAAAGCTCTATCGACAACCTGATAAGAAAGGGAGCAAAACAAGCAGACGATATAGTTTTATTCGTTGATTCTGGGATCTCGTTAAACGAATTAAGCAGCGCTCTACATGATAGAGTCAGAAGAACAAATCTGAAAACCGTAATGATTGTAATAGACGAAAAGGATAAAACCTATACCTATGACGAAATTACGGCAAAAGGATTTAAAATAAGACAGGCAGACTTGAAATAATCAAGACTGCCTGAATGTGGGGTCCAAACCTCTTACGAGGAATGATCCGCTGCAAATGTACAACAATATTTTTAAACTTGCAAGAATATGGAAGAAAAAATCAAAGAGTCTTTGTCTTTTTTGGACGAAATGAACCAAAAAAGCAAGGAAGAAAAGAATAAGCAATGGACTACGACCATAGAAATAGCAAAAATGATAAGAGTAAAAACAATAGACCGGCCACTGAGCCTATGGGGCAGAATAAAGCAGAGACTATATACTTCATGGGAATATCCTCGCTTGATTCTTCGTAGTCAGGATCCTCTCTGGTCAATTCTTGATAGCGATTGTTGTAAATTGTTATCTGTAATGAATAGTAGCGAAACATATAAGCCACACCCCCAGCAAGAGCTAAGAATAATAACAGCACACCAAGAGTTGTCAAAACAAGAATGCAACGGCTTGACTGCGGTCTATCACAAAGAGCAGCTAATAGCCCAAGTACAGTGGCATCTAACATTGTCAGATGGGAAAGCAACTTTAGTAATAAACCTTCCGTCTGTGATTGGTTCTCGACTAATTCCTTCATTGCACCAGTGGAATACTTTGATAAAAATTTCATAATCTATAAATGTTTTAAGTTATACGATACGCAAACTTATAATAAACTTTTTAATCCCGCAAGAATATGAGCAAGAAAAATCAAGATTACGATGAATTTATAGAAAAATTCAAACCCAAGAAGACGACAGACGACTGCTATACCCCCCCACCTGTGTATGAGGCAGTACTTGGCTGGGCACGCGAGCATCTCGATATTGGCGACCGCCCTATAGTCCGTCCCTTCTATCCTGGAGGAGATTTCGAGCACTTCGACTATCCCGATAACTGCGTGGTAATAGACAACCCTCCGTTCTCCATCTTCGCAAGGATTTGCGACTGGTACGTAGAGCACGACATTCCGTTCCTTCTCTTTGCTCCAGCCATGAGCAGCATCAGAAAGAACCTCACCTATATCGGTGTATCATGTTCCATCACCTACGAGAACGGGGCGAATATGTGTACTGCATTTGCCACCAACATGATGGGCGATATCATCTGCACCACTGCTCCCGACCTCTACAAATGCGTAAAGAAGGCCAATGATGACAACTTGAGGCAAAGCAAGAAGACTCTCACAAAGCTTTCCTTCCCCGACTGCGTGCTTCGTGTCACCACGCTACAGGCCATGAGCCGGGCAGGTGTCGAGTTCTGCGTAAGAAGAGAGCAGGGCTGCGTGGTCGGTCAGGCGTGTGAAAATAAAACCGGTGAGTTCGGCAATAGTATCCTGCTCTCTGAAGTGGCTACAGCAGAGAAGTTGGCAGCGGAGAAGTTGGCAGCGAAGAAGTTGGCAGCGAAGAAACTGACCCTTACGGAGAAATCTAAGGCGATTATCGCGCAGCTGAACAATCCCTACTAAGGCCGAGCCTTTATCCCTACTACCGATGAGCCTCGGTCCCTATTAGGGATGGAGCCTCGTCCCTATAGGGATGCAAAAACGATATTCTAACGGTGTTCTATCACCATTATATTCACATTTTAATCTTAAAAAGTAAATGATCAATTACAGTATTGCAATGATGGGCAACCCTGCCAAGAAGCAGGACCCAAAGAAAGCCTTCGGTGTGGCTCAATACACCGAGAAGATGACACTCAGCAAGTTCAGTGAGCACATCTCAAACCACGGCAGCACATACGATGCAGAAGACGTGGAAGCTATCCTCGGCAAAGCCGTGAAGTGTCTGCGCGAAATGCTCCTTGCCGGCAAGAAGGTAGAGTTAGGTAAGCTCGGAGAATTCTACGTCACCCTGCATGGCAAGGGCACAGAACTCGCCAAGGACTACAACCCTGCCACCTGCGTGGAGAAGGTGAACGTGGTATGGAATCCTGGCAAGCTCTTCGAGAACCTGAAGGAGGATGCTGCCTTCAACTTCGTGGCAAGCCGCAACGAACAGGCAGAGGCTAAACGAAAAGCCAAGGCGCAGAGCGGAGACAATGGCAACACACCGCCCGCCTCGGGAGGTGATAGCCCAGCGCAAGGGGGCGGTGGTTCCTCGTCATCAGACGCGTCGCAGGGCACACAGCCCGGAGGTGGAGATACACCACAGGGTGGAGGCGACGGCGAATAGCCACGCCTTGAGCAAAAAAGGGGGCTGCATCATCACGATGCAGCCCCCTCTGTCATTTCAGGGTTCGCCAACCCCGACCGCCTGCGGCTAAGTATACAAAACCTTGTAAACCGTTAAACTTAGAAATAATGATCTATTCATCTTCACGGGACTTCACAGCCTGCTGGGGTTCGCTAACCCCGAAATGAGAGTATAGTTAAAAGCCGCAGGGTATACTGCATAACTTAAAACTTCCTGACACCCTCACGGGCTTTCTAAAAATAGGAATGCTTATGACATCAAATTAAATTACTAACAAACAGTTAAAATATATGATATAAGAATATCCTTAACTCTTGAAACTTATCTTCTCGTAGCCGTGCCACCGTATGATGCGCACGGCCCACAGCGCACTCTTCGTAGTGACGACATACTTGCCTGGATTCCGCTTCGACCGCTCTACATGCAGCGGGCAGCGATAGTTGCACTCCACCCAGTCCTCCACCAAGGAGCGGCACTGAGTCGCTGTCAGCAACAGGTAGATGGTCATGCCGTCACGATAACCCTCTATGGGCGCATTCAGTTCCATGTCTTTTTTACCTTTTTACTTTTTTACCTTTAAAAAGCAAGAATGCTCTTTTTACTTTTTTACCTTTTTACTTTTTTACCTTTATCTGATTGTCCGCAGATACTTCACCTGCATCACCTCGATGTTCTCCATCAGCTCGCCATGACTGCGGCAGGTCATGGTCGTGTGCGGACAGAGCACTGTGTAAACCTCTGCATCCGCTCCTGATCCCACAAGGGCTTCCAGCACCTTGTTCGTAAGGTAATAGGCAGCTTCGAAGCCGCCCTCTGCCCAGTCTGTCACTATATGAAGCCTTAACTCGCCCTCGCCGCGCTGTGACAGCTTGGTACCTGTAAACGGCCGCCATTCAATATCGCCGAACTCGATAAACACCGCAGGGCGTTCCCATGGGCACTCCTCGTCCACATACTCCACATTCTCATTGTACAAATCCACGTGCTGCACCTCGGGCACCTTCGTCTCGATCACACGCTTCGTATCGTTAAATAAACTCAGTCTTCCGTCCATAACTTAAATATTAAAACTTTAAACACTCTAAATCAGCAAGAATGCTCTTTTACCTTTTTACTTTTTTACCTTTAAAAGCAAGAATGCTCTTTTACCTTTTTACTTTTTTACCTTTAAATAAAATGATTAAAATATTCCTCAAGCTCATCCTCGATGATCTTTGTCACTTCTCTCTCCACTTCCGGAGCCATGCCTAAGAACTGGCGTTTCGGTATCTTAATGGTCTTACCTACCTTCATCAGTGCCATCGCCCGCCAGAACTCGGCATTAGAATTAAGATTCATCTTGGAAGTCCAAGCATAGAAGCCGCCATCAGTCAAGGTGCGACGCTTACCGCCCTGCTTCTTGGTCATTCCCATCGACTCATAGAACTTGGCTCGAAAATACCGCTTCATCTTCTCCGTTACCTTGATTTCTCCGCCCTCGTTATGGATGGCTGCATAAGGAGAGGAAGAGAAGAACGTGATAGAAGTAGCATCGCTTCGGCTCTGGACGCTCTTTCTCAGGTCGCCCGAGGCTACGAGGATATGCCCGTCGCCTCTTATCGGGCTTTTCCGTCTTGCCCATGCCTTGGTAAAGAATCCCTGGCGCTCGAAGTTCTTGTCGAACTCGTCGCCGATCTCCACTCGGATATCACTCAGAATATGTCTGATCACTACCGATAAATCATTATTTCCTGCCATATCTTTATCAGTTTTCAGCAAGAAGGCTCTTTTTACCTTTTTACTTTTTTACCTTTAAAAAGCTTTTTACCTTTAAATCAGCAATACAGCCCGTCAGCCAAGTAGTCATCATGCAGGGCTTGCAGATTCAGGTCCGACATGCGGCCCTCCAACTCCTGATACACCAAGGCTTGGTCCTGCAGAGACAGCTCCTTGGCCTGTTGCTTGGCATAGGCTACGATACGATTAATAATCTCTTCCATACGCTCTTATTTACTTTCGTCGGGTTCGTCAAACTGCAAGAAAAGCTCATTATCGACTGGAATCTCGTTGCGGGGGTCGGCACTGGCGTTGAGGATATTGTACAGCTGGCGCTCCGAGATGGCATAGTGCGGGTAGATATAGCGGCGCCATATCTCGCGGTTCGATATGCCGAGCTTCGCATATCTGTCGTATATGCTGTTGATGTCGGCTACGCGCTTCTTGTAACTCAAGCCTCGACGGCCGCGCTTCAGATTCCTCATCGATGATCGTATGCTTTTCTAATTAAACTTCAGCAAGAAGGCTCTTTTACCTTTTTACTTTTTTTACCTTTAAAAGTCCTTTCTACAGCCTGCAGAAGCTGGGCTCTATACGCATCCACACGCCCGTCTCCTTGTGACGACGGAAGAAGTAATAGTTCACGGCGGTCTTCTGCACCACGTTCGACTCCTTGAAGAGGGTCATGATGTCCTTGTACTCCTGGTCGCCGAAGCGGTCTTCAAGCTCATACAACTTGGAGATGCTCTTGTAGTCAAGGTCGCCACGCTGGTTGCGCTCCAGGAGGGTCATCGCCAATTGGTACATCGGGTCTTCCTGGCCCTTCTCGCTCTTCTGCATGTAGTTCTTTAGATAGGCCACCAAGCGCTCGGCTGCCATGTCGGCACGTTCATCGAAGCCCTTCACGCTGTTGCTCGCCACCTGCAGACGGAAGTCGCCGTCGGTGATCGTGTAGTTGCGCTGGTCGGCATTCTTCAGCTGACCGTAGTCGCGCATCACTGAGATGAAGCCTTCCGACTCTTTCTCAAGCCATTGCTTGAAACCTTTCACGTCGGCGGTCACGTTCACTAAGAACTCTTCCACACGGTGCATGAACTCAGCACGAAGGCCCTCGTAGGCATCGCGCTTGGCCTGGCGGCTCTCGTTGGCGTCAGCGTTGAGCTGGGCGAGTAGAGCCTTCTTCTCTTCTGCCGTCATCTGCGACAGGTCAATTGGGTTTTTCTTTGTTTCCATTGCTTCCTTTGCTTATTAATATGAATTGATTGTTGATGTTTCGCTCTTCACGCTTCACACTTCGTTCTTCGCTTACTAAGCCTCCCTTGCGGGCAATGGCGCGAAGCTTCACGCTCAGGCTTTCCAGTTCCTCCACCGACAGACGACCGAAAGGCTTACCGCTGATCCGGGGGTGGCGGCAGAAGTCGTTCACTCGCTGCCAGTCGCTGGTGTCGATCTGCAGGCCCTGCATCAGACGAAGACAGATGCTGCGCCTGCGTTTCAGCTCCCGGTCGTAGCCGCTGGCGGCTTCCAGCTCCTTGCAGGCTGCATCATACTCCGCCTGAGTCATCTCGCTCAGATGCTCCGTGCGACCGTTGGTCCAGTTCTGCACCATCAAGCGCTTCTCCTCCTCGCTGTCGCGATGACTCAGGCGGTTCCAGGCACGCCAGAATCTTCCGTAACTCTTCATTGTTCCAGACTGTCTTTCATGAGATGATAGTCGACATATTTGTCACGGACACTTTGCAATAAATACTCTGCACTCATGCAGAAATTTTCAATCTCGATCAGAGGGATGTCGTTATAACAGAAATACAACAGGCCTTCATACTCCCTCACTTGGATTCTGCGCAGGGCTTCGCGCCGAAGTTCCTTCTCGCGTTTCATCACTTGCTTGCGATGATGCTCGGCATCCATTCTCTTCCACCATTCCTGGATGGTACTGATAATCTCCTTCATATCTTTCGGTTTTTATTAATTAAACATTAAACTCTTTATTATCAATAAGGCTCTTTTTACTTTTTACCTTTAATAAGCAAGAAGGCTCTTTTTTACTTTTTTACCTTTTTACTTTTTTACCTTTAAAAGCTGTTGCTTATCTGGATGAGTCCGTCCTCCCATACTCTGAAGGTAGCTCCGGCTTCTCCGATGAATCGGCCCTGACAGACTGCCTCATAGCCGACAACTCTTACTTTTACGCCCGCCATATACTTCAGCCTGACTGCAGGCTTGCCCAATGGCTGGCTCTTCGCTTCCTGCGAGATGAAGATAAAACTCTTTCGGGGAAACTCATTCACCAAGGCTTCCACCTGTGCGTATTCCCAATGAGAGTACTGGAAGGAGTCCACGATGATGAACTTCGGACCCTTGCGCTGCTTCAGCATTTTTTTCAGGTTCTCCAGATCCGAGTCGATGCAGACCCTAAACCTCCCTTGCTCTTCCTCCATGTGAAACCGCTCGATACGCTCCTTGAAACTCATGCTCACTTTCTCTTCATAAGAACAGTAGAGCACCACGCCGTATTCGCAGAGTTTCTTGGCGAGCTGCATCACGAAAGAGCTCTTACCACCAGCCGATGGTCCCGAGATAAACCAGGTGTTATACATATCCGGCTGCCCGAAGCACCGCTCCCATTCTCCACCCCAGGGTATCGGCTTGTAAGTCATCTTCAGTATCTCCCTGGGACTATACGCTCGCTTTGCCATATCACTTTTTCTTAGTTGACTTCTTTCTTCCGCTTGACTTGTAGAACCAACCAATAAGGCTTTTAAATGGTAGCCCTATACCATGGATGGTTTGCATGATGCAGAAATTTCCATCTTCATCAACATCACCATCACAGAAGCCATAAAATACTTGTCCATTGACCATGACAAAACCAGCTTCACGATTTTCGTCTATACTTTCCAAGGTGTTGGGGGCTTTCAGAACTCTACGACTTCCGTCAGACAGCGTTATTTTAATCTTTATTTCCATATCTATGCTAATTTAAGTTTCTCTATCTCGGTATATACTCGTCTCAGTCCGCCTCGGGTCTGCCTCACGATGGTGGCGACGTCATATCCCTCCGGGGCATTCACCTTGGCAACGATGGCGGCCTGCTTCATCAGGAACTTCTCGCGCTCCTTGCCGTCATCGGGTGTCACCTTACAGTATCGCCCACCGTAGCGGCTCAGCATCTCGGTATAGCCCACCTTCTTGCAGTCGATGCTTCGGTTGATCTTCTCCTTCAGTCCGTCGGCTCCCATCATATACCAGCCGCAGCAGTGCTCGGTGGCGTTCCAGAGTGCCTTCAGTTCCAGGAATGCCTCATACTGCAGGTCGCCTGCCTCGTCGAGGATGATGAGCGGTGAGTCGATGGAACGGAGGTAGTAGGTGAGGTCTTCATATACGTCTCCGTAGGTTCCCTTGCTGTCAAGTCCGAACTCTGCCGCTATCTTGCGTATCAGGCGGCGCTTGGTCTTCACCTGCGAGCAGTCTATATAGGCTGCGTTCTTGTGACTCTGCACGTAATTCTTGGCGGTGTAGGTCTTGCCGATATTAGGCTCGTCACAGAGGATCATCGAGAGAGCGGAGCTCTGTGCGGTCTCCAACTGCTTCGTCACGATGAGGAAGGTGTCGGTCTTGCCCGTCTTCCATTCTATTTCGTGGCGCAGACTTACACCTAAGCGTCTGGCCAGGCGTATCCAGTTGCCGTCGCTGATGGTTCGGTCCGTCTGCCCCTGCTTTACCATGGAATAGACTGAGGTGGCCAAACCGAGCACCTTGGCGTGCTTGCTGTCACTGTCGAAGCGGACACGGTCTTGAGCCATCGCCGCCAAAATCTTCTTTTTCTGTTCTGTTGTTATCATTGCCATAAGTTTTTGAAGTTTTTTATATCATGTCGATTGCACGCTGCAGGATATCTTCCTCGGTCTCGTCGTCCGTAAAGACGTCCATTGGCTCCGTGTCTGGTAGTTCCGCAGTAAGTTCCTGTATCTCTTCCGGCTCGTCTGCCTGGCAGTCGGTCTTGCCGATGTCCCTTTCAGCCTCCATCGTTCCGAGAGCGGGAACCATGTTGTTATCTACGTAGGTGTTGAACTCCCTTACCTTCTTCTGCTGATGATAGAACTTTCTGCGGTCTTCCTCGGTCTGTTCTGCCATCACTCGGTTGTAGGTCTCTACCTTCTCCACCTGGTCGATGTATCGGTCGCCCTGGAAGATGAACACATCCTGTGGCTTTCCGTCCTCGTCTGGCAGATAGTAGGCGGTCACCTTGTAGTTGTTAGGCGCTAAGCGCTCCAATACTTCGGGCTTGCTCAGCCACCAGTCTGCGTAGGCTACTCTTACCGTGGAGTTGCGCCTTACTGAGGTCTCCACCTTCTCGCCGATATAGCGGGCAAGGGTAATGGCATCGAATGGGCGCAGGTTCGGGTTGATATGCTCCAGCAGCACGTCCCATCGGGTCATACCGGGGTATTTCTTCTGATTGGGGTGCAGCGTGTGGTTCCACTCGTAGTTGTCGCGGCGGTCGTCCGCCACCAGCTCGTCAAAGGTGAAATACTGCTTGTCCTCCCAGGTATCATTGCCCGCGTCGCTTATCTTCTTCGACTCTACTCTGTATTTCCACTTGCCGTAGAAGCGGCCGATACCTACGTGGTTGCGGTGGATGATGCGCCGCTTCTTGGCTCCGTTGAGGTTCTCTGCCTGCTTCTCCTGTGAGTTCAGTGGCGCACAGTAGCGCACATAACTAAACACCGTTCCTTCCTGCAGCAGGGTGTACTTATACTCCGACATCAGGTGGTTCTCCACCTCGATACCGGCAGGTATTCCCCAACCGTGCTTGGCTATCAGGCGGAACATATCCCGGAAGCACTCCTTCACGAGATTCTGGTCCTTGTCCCTGGAGTAACTGGCTCCTATCACGCACTGGCTCACCGAGTCGTAGGCATAGTAGGCTTTCACCCTCAGCTTCGTGTCCTTTAGCTTGCGGGTCAGGTCCACGTCGTCCATGGTGATCTGACTCAGTGAGTACTCGCCCGAATGGCGGTGCATGTGAGGCATACTCTCGTGCATGAAGGCGCTCCAGCTCAACTGACTCTTATCCCAGATGAGCCTGTTCTTAGGCTTGTTCAGTATGTTCCTGATAGTACTGTCGCTCAAACTCTTCGGGTTTCCGTCCTTATCGCAGAAGTCGTCCGGATTGAACAGCTCACCCGTCTGCACGTCATATACGTCAAGCTCGCCGCATACGAAGGAGTCATACATATCCTTCACCTGGGAGTTGAGAGGCTTGTTAGGAAGGCATTGCAGGCCGATGACCAGCTTCTCCGTCTTCACGTCAACCTTTCTGGTGTTCTGATTGCCGAACTTGCCACTGATCAGTACGCCGTAGCCGCCAGCCTTATACTCATTCACCTTCTTTCGGAACCTGAGTGTCGATTCGGGGAGCGTATGATGATAAGTTTCCTTCAGCACCTTGATGGTCTTGACCATCATGTCCCAGTCGTAGCGTTCACCCATCAGTTTGCGGTAGGCAGAGGCGCGTTCGTAGAGCTTGATACAGGTGTTGAGCACCGAGGCGTTCGTCACATACTCTATGATTTTCTCAGCCGTGAG